GTGGAAATACATGAATTGGAACTTCTGGTAATTCACCTTTTTCAACAGGATCATTAGTTGACGTAACAATTCCACCTCCATCCGATGGGATTGTTATAGAAATTGGTATGTTTATGGTCACCGGGCTACCGCTGGCGTTCTCTATTAAAAATTCTTTAGCTCTCATAGTAGTATTTAGCAGGTGAGCCGTGATACCCTGTCTTTTAAGGCAATGTAGTTCACCCTCAAAATATTATTTACTTTGGGATTGACGACATGTTTTTTAAATATTCATTAAACTCATCAATATTACCTATGAAACGGTCATTGGTTTCTTTATGCTGCCATACCCAGTCAGTATTATTGACCGGATCAACTGTGTAATTATTAGTAATTCTAATATCAGAAACTGGAAAATTAGTATAAAATTCCTCCATTTCTGGACTTATTTGTGATTCTTCTGTTGATTTAATATCTTCCATGTTAACTCCAATATATATAATTATTTAATCTTCTAAATGTTTCATTCGGTAATGCTAATGTATCGGCAACTACTGAAAATCCGATATTTAATGGGTAAAAGATTTTCTTGACAACATTATCATCTAAAATTGCTGTATAGGTAGATGATGGCACATAACTAGTTGCACTTGCATCTAATGCTACTGAAAATCCGATATTTAATGGGTAAAAGATTTTCTTGACAACATTATCATCTAAAATTGCTGTATAGGTTGTTGAACTACTTCGAGTTGCGGTAATACTACCGATATCTACTAATGCCATAATATTATCCTTTTAGTATTAATCTACCACATGCAGTACCATCTGTTTTATTCATATTATATAAGTTATTCAAGTAATAGATATAACCATTTATGTTTCTTAATGCCACTGTTCCATTTGTATACATACTGCGATATTTATAATTATTGAATAAAGTATTGGCTGCAGTTGACAACGAATAATTTCCAGATAATGCTTGAGTATTCGTTACATAACTAGTTACGAGTGGGTTATTAGTAACGCCATATATGATATCAGCAAGAGTATATGTTGAATAGGCAGGATAAGACGATCCGTTGTTTAAATATGTTTCCACACTCAGCACTAATGTTCCTTTGTATGGAAATATTGATTGAAGAATCCCATAAGAAAGGGTACTACTACTACTATTGCCTTGAAAACCAGTCAACCCTGCAACGGTATCAGAAGCAGAAGTTGGTGTTGAGCCATTCACGTATGTATATGTAGTTAATGTAGTATAACTCAATGTATTATTAGAATATGAATGAAAATATATATTATGATATAAAACATAATTGCTATATTTTGCTGCTGATATATTATTGTTTGTATGCGAAATTATAGACATTAAATAATTTGATATAGGATCATAATAAAATGCAATAGCATGTACAGGGTAAATCTGGCTGGTTAATGCTGGTAATGAATATGAGGTGCCCAATCTTCCCCTGGTAGGAATACCTGCAACTGAAACTTTATCAATCCCTATTGAACCGCCATTGGTGCTAGCAGAAAGAGTTAAATTAAATGTAGAATTATATGTATATGTTATGTATATACATCCACAATAATCTGGGAATATATTTGCAATATATGAACTAGTTAATGCCGAAACTGATGCATATGTGGATGCAAGTGTAAATCCAGATCCAGTTGAACCATCAGTAGTAGTCCACCGGTTAATAATTGCAACTTGTGGAGAAGTAGTTGCACCATTAATCCCAACATAAACATATTGTCCGTCAATCGCTATTTGATGAGCAGCATATGCAAGAGTTATGGTTGCGGAATTGTATGTTTCGGTATCTATTCTAGCTAACGTAGTTCCACCAGAACCAGCATTAACATAAATGGCATAAATTGTTCTAAAACCATCGAAAATTAATTTATCGTAATTACCCGCTAATCGTTGAACTAATGTGCCACTCGAAACAGTTTGGGTTGTGTCATATGTTTTAATACCACCAGAACCACAAGCACACCAGGCATTAACACCGATTAATAACATATCAACAACGCCAGCTGCTGAATATCCGTTATTTTGTGGTCTACCAGAAGCATTGACTGTATTTAATGAACTAGACGCACTTTCTGCACCGCCATTTAATGGCAATATTAAACAAGTTGAATTAGTGCCACTAGCATCTGCCCATCCTCCAGGTGCTAATGGAACGGTTGTGGTATCTAATCCAGCACCAAATGGTTTAGTGATTGAGCAATTATACGCTCTACCTTGTGGTTGTAAGTTAGTAGCATGATCAATAGAAAAAGAAGTTATAACAGATTTGGTTATATCCCATCCATAAGTATAATTATAAGAATCACCTAATGTAGTTGTTATACCTTTATTGGTCACTGCTCGCATATCTTTATTAAGTGAGCTATTTGGTAATCTAGGGAATACAAATTGATAAGAAGAATTATCAGATGTATAACCTAAAATAACAGAGTTAGTCCATGCAAAATTTGGATATGCGGCTATCGCTGTATCTTCTACAGCTACTCGTTCAAATTCAAAAATAGCAGTCCATAATCCCATGGATTGTCTAACCCAAGGCCAAATCATAAAATGTGAGGAAGTAGCTGATACTAATATTTGACAGTCTTTTAAATCATATCCCTGCCCAAATGTTCCATTAAATCCATATGTTTCATTAAGTGGTTGTTTAGTTGACGTATCCCATCCCTCGGCTGCTGCTGTAAAAAACTGTTGTTTAGTAGGATCCCATCTAATAATTAAATATTTGTAATTAGTATTATCTGCACATATTGCTCGATAAACATAAGTGTATAAAGGTGACCAAGTATTTAAGTTTGATTGTACTATATTTGTAACAGTTCCAGATGTTGGCGGAGTCCCGTTATTTATTGTATATGTTATCGATGATGAGCTAACGATATTATTTACCACAATTGAATCAGGTGTCCCACCATACAATGTACCAGTACCAGCTGTTGCAGCAATTAATGACCCTGCTCCAAACCCGGTAGTTGAACTCATGCCGGTGATAACTGCGGTATTTTGATAATTTGATTTTACAGCACCAACTGTTATTGTTAAATTATTAGTTGGAGTTGTACCACCTAAATTTGCTCCCGCTATTACAATGGTATCACCAACTGCATACCCAGTACCTGATGATAAAACACCTATTGTAGTAAATCCGCTGTATGCAGTTCCCGCACCAGTTTTGGAGATCTGAAATACAGCACCTGTTCCAGAACCACTAGTAGATAGTGGAGTTACGTTATAGGTGTTAGCTGCGGTAACACTAGATCCACTCACAGCCGACCTACTGACATATCCATTAATAGTATTTGTAAGTACTGAACCACCGATGGTCAATGTTAAATTATTAGTTGGAGTTGTACCACCTAAACTTGCTCCCGCTATTACAATGGTATCACCAACTGCATACCCAGTACCGGACCAAGACATAGTTGCGGTTGTTCCTGAAGAATATGTTGTGCCGGTGCCCGCCTTAAAGATAGTAATATATCCCCCTGAACCTACACCGCTTGTTGATGCAATTGCTACACCAGTATATGTGCCAATTGTGGATGTACTACTAGTCCCAGTTGGGGTTCCGAATGTTGTTAACGAACTAAACCCACCAGTAGGAGTAATGGTCCCAGTAGTGCTAGTAGCTGTGGTAAATACCGTTGATGAATTTGGTGCAATATAATCATATTGAGACCAACCCAATGATGTAATAGCGGTATCAACAGCTGAAATAATATTAGCTGGTGTTGTTTCATTTGAAACAGTAATTTTTATACTATTAGTAGTATAACTTTCTGAAGAAACTGTCATAGTTTAATTCCTTGTATAAGTAAATGATAAAATAGCATCAAATGTATAATTTGTAGCAGTAACGTCTACTGTAATATAATCCGTTGTTAAAACTGTTGTATTTAAGGTAGATATTGATGAAATATATTGTCCTGCTGTTAATGATACTGTAGCAATAGTAGAACCTGATTTTTTAATTACTAATGTTAATAATCCACCAGATGGCGGAGTTCCAGCAGAAATAAAAACTGATGTAATATTTATAGATGTATCAGGGTACCATCTTAAATTTCCAGCACCAATATTAACTGGGCCAACAAAATTAAGTTGTTTTGTATAGGTTGGTGTAGTTCCACCGCCACCGCCAAGTGATTTGATTTGATCTGATGTATTTTTAAAATACAATTTTTCATCGGCATAATTCAACGCGATCTCGCCATAATCTAAATCAGTAGCGAGTGGGATTTTGCCGATTACTGATGATTTTTTCAGTAATACTTTGTTTGCCATTTTAAATCCTATAGAGGAAAGTTCTGCAATAATTGCAAGGGTAGAATAGAAATTCTACCCAATATTTTATTTAGTAAGTACCGCCGTCTATATCACCAACCGATAACACACCTGATGAATATAATAGCCCACTACCAGCAATGGTTGATTTTAATTGTAGGTTATCAGCTGCAATTTCAATACCACCATCAGTTGCAACATTAACACTAAATGTTGAGCCGGATAATGTCAACCCATCACCGCCTGAGTAAGCACCACCGCCATTGAATTGAACCCATTGCTGACCTGAAAAATTGGTCAAATAATGATTACCTTGTACCCAACCAGATTTACCATAATTGGTACCTTCTAATATGAATATTGAAGCACCTTTTAATTCAGCGTAAGTATCTGCGTCAGCTGATCTAGATAATGTATAATTAGAACCATCATCGCTGTATAGATATACACCATTTTCTGATGCAGTTGATTGATTTTTTAATAAAATTCTATAACCATCGCCGTGTGCTTGAGTTAATGCACCATGACCATCAATAACCAACGTCCCAGTTGTTCCAGTTAATTCTACATTAGAATCTGCTAATAAATTAGCAGCATCTTTCCATGTTAACCCAGTAACTGCATTATCAACATAATCTTTATTAGCAGCATCACTACCAACTTCTGGTGTACCAACATTAGTTATTTTCGCACCATTGACATCAACATTCCCTAACCCATTTGGGTCTAATGAAATATCGCCATTTGTATTTGTGGATGAAATAATATTGCCATTGAAGTTTAAATTATCAATTGTTAGTTCGGTTAATCCAGCTAATGAAGTGGAGGTTGCGCCTAATGATATAGATGTTGAGCCAATGGTTATTGAGCCACTAACTGGTATTGCAGCCCAAGATACAACACCAGCTCCATTAGTGGTTAAAACATAATTGGCAGTACCATCTACTCTAGGTAATGTATAAGCACCAGCAATAGAAACTTTTCCAGTACCATTAGGTGATAATAATAAATTTCCATTAGTATCAGTAGTGCTAATAGTGTTGCCATTTAATTCAATGTTATCAACTAATAAATCATCGATTTTTTTATTAGAATCTACCACAATAGCAGACGATGCAGTTAATGTGCCAGCAGTATGATCTAATCTATCGGTAAAAAATTTACCACCGATAACAACATGGGTTGCGGCATTTCCACTAGTTTCTGAACCCATACCAATGTATAATCGATCACCACCATTACTACCATTATCTGTTAATCCAGAATATGCTAATTCACCATTACCTAATGTTGATGGATTGCCTGATGTTTCTGAACGTTTTATTCTAATAATGTTACTCATTTAAATTCCTTAATAATGACCGCCATCTAAATTTTGATTGCTGCCAAGCGATAATAACACATTTGTGTTATCTGTTAATTGACTAATATCAGTTGGTGCAAGTGAACTAATAACTCCATTATTAATAGTAATAGTATTTCCATCAATTTTGACACCACCTTTAATAGTAGTAGAGGCAGTTGGTAGTATATAAGTACCGCCGCCTGAACCACCAATGATAATTCCACCTGGAGTTTCTCCATCCGATATTCGTATAGTATTGGTATTACTATCGTACCAAAGACGATTGCGATCACCAATCCGAGTTTCCCCGTCATCATATCCGCGATAACTAGTAAAAAAATCTTGGGTAAAGGCCACGATTAATCCTCAAAAGGACCATCATCATCTGCCTGATCAAAGACAGATTGAATACCTGATGATTTTTTCATCAATTCGATCTTTTGTTGTAATGGTGGAACAAACACTGGATTATCTTCTAATTCAGATGGGTCTTTTTTATTTTCTTTGTCGCCATCTAATGTATCAATTACATCAGCCAACGCTCTCATAAATTCTGCAGCTCTCATAATAGTATTTATCCTTAATAGATTTCACGCCATTGCATACTAACACCAACATTAGTTGATTGTGAGCCAAGATTAGTTGCAACTACTAGAAATATCTCGGAATCCGTACTGTCAAAGTTTTGCACAATATAATTCTTTTTTGCAGATGATGGGATGTTACTAGCCGGTGCGCCTCCTGCTTTTTGACTACCTTGGGTAGATGCACCAACAAATCCACTATCCATTTCTTGCCCATCTGTCCATGCGGTAGCAGTAGAATTATATTGAATACCTGAATCATTATGCACATCTACCCATGAATTACCTGTTAGAAATGCTTGTGCTGGTAATTTTATCAGTCTCCATTTAATATTAACACCATCACTGAATATATTCAAATTACCCATGCGAACAATCATTCTATTTGAATATGTATGAAATGTATTTTTTAATCTAATTGCCATAACTGGCGCAGTAATTCCAGCATTTATCACTTTTAATGTAGGTGTAGTAGCAGCCCAATCCTGTCCCGCTTCAACATAGCCACCTTCACTGAATACTGTTGAACATATTTGATCCATAGATCCACCCGTAGTTGTACCAATATTTCTTATTTCGCATCTAACGGGAAGATTTGGATTACTCATATATACAGTTGGTAAATTATTGCTATGTAAAAATTCATGAACATAAACTACACCACCATCATGTGCAAATCCAACCCTAACTCTACCAACGCCCAGCCACTGGAAATCAATCGCTACTAATTGTGTATTAAGTATGTTCAACCATGATACAGTATCTAAATTCCATTGTGATTGAGTTTTCCTGACTTCAATGGGAGCGCCAGAAACAAAACTTCTTATTACCCATGATAAAGTCCCATCGCCTGCTTGTTCGAAATAAATTCCATCGTTGTCATCAAAGTATCCAGTTCGTTTAACTACGTTCGGTGTAGCTGCTCCAAAATTTATACTACTAAAAATTACTTGAGATTTACCAGGCATATAATGATGATAAAATTTTGTTTGATGGATGATAAAACTAGATGGATTAGAAGTAGTGGTTAATGTACAACATGCTTTATTTTTTACAAATTCAATGGCACCACCATTTCCAGCATAATCAATAAAAGCGGGGTCGATACCATATAAGTGCTTATAATCACCTAAAGTAAAGGGCTCAGAAACACGTTGTCTACCAAACGCATCAATTGCGCCAAATCCCATAGAAACTGGAATAGGATTTCCACTATCATTTTTTATTTCAACTTCTGGTAGACTACTAATTGAAACACTACCATCCACTGTAATAGAACCACCATTATCGCTAATAGCCCATGGGGTAGTACCTTGTTTAACAGTCCAATCACCATCTTGCTGAACTTTTCCTATAACTGCAGAACTCGTTTTTAATGTTACTTGCCCATTAGTACCGATTGATACTGGTGCAGAATGATTTTCATCCCATACATTCCCTAATGTATCGATTTGAATTCTAACCTTATCAACCAGAACATCGCCTTGTAATGATATTCCATCAACATGTGTGCGAACAACTGGTTCACCAGACTCATTATATTGCATAGCTTTATGCAGATTTTTTAAATTATTATCGTTTGGGTGAATATATGTCATCTTAAACCTCTGGACCTAATTCCCATGGATGTCCTGTAGCTGGACTAACTGTTCCTGGGCTATTATAAACATTATATGGTCTATAACCAATTTTAGTAATATCAACTGGATCAGTATTAATAAGTTTTCCTTGACGTTTTAATTCAGCCAATTCTAATTTTAAATCTCTACGTTCGGATTTTGGGATATGTGTTGAAATACCATTTTCTGCCATAATTTTTTTCCTTTTGTATATTTAGTTAAATATCGGTATGATTAACAAAGAACCATTTAACAAACTTATCGATAATTTAAAAGAAACTGGAAAATACAGAGTTTTCAATGATATACTACGCGAACAAGGTAAATTTCCAAATGCAATCTGGTATGGGCCATATGCCATTAAAAATATTGTCAATTGGTGTAGTAATGATTATCTATCACTTGGACAGCATAAAGTAGTACTAGATGCAATGCGAACAGCATTAGATATGACAGGTGCTGGATCCGGTGGTACGAGAAATATATCAGGTACTACCCATTATCATGTTGCATTAGAACATGAATTGGCATCATTGCATAAAAAAGAGAGTGCATTATTATTTACTTCGGCTTATGTAGCGAATACGTCAAGTTTAATAGCATTGGCTAAAATTATCCCAAATATTGAATTTATAAGTGATAGCAAAAACCATAATAGTCTAATAATGGGTATTGTTCATAGTCGTGCATCTAAACAAATATTCAAGCATAATGATTTAGTAGAGTTGGAAAATTGTTTGAAGAAATCGGTTCAAAATGAAAATATTCCCTGTATTGTATTTGAAAGCATATACAGTATGGAAGGTGATATTAGTCCTATTAAAGAAATTTGTGATTTAGCTGACAAATATAATGCTATTACATACTGTGATGAAGTTCATGCAGTAGGAGTTAGAGGATTTACTGGTGCTGGTGAGTTAGAAGAAATGAATTTGCAAGATCGAGTTGATATTGTTAATGGTACGCTTGGCAAAGCATTTGGTGTACAAGGTGGTTATATCGCAGGGGATTCTATAGTAATTGATGCTATTCGAAGCATCGCGGATGGATTCATCTTTAGTACGTCATTGAGCCCAGTTATTGTCGCTGGAGCATTAGCTGCAGTTAAATATTCAAAAGCTCATAATGAATTAAGAGAAAAACACCAAGAACGAGCTAGTAAATTAAAAAAAATGATGAAGGAAGCTGGAATACCAGTGATGGATTCAGTTACACATATCGTACCTGTTTTGATTGGTGATGCTAAAAGAGCTAGAGAAATTAGTGATAGATTATTAAATGATTATAGTATTTACGTACAAGCAATTAATTCTCCAACAGTAGATGTTGGCACTGAACGATTGCGATTTGCACCAACTCCGTTTCATGATGATGGAATGATTGAAGATTTAATCGATGCATTAAAATCAATTTTGTAAATGTTTACGTACTTCTTAAACACTATAATATGTTTCTTTTGAACAGTTAATAAAACCATTGAGGTGATATCCCTAACAATTAGGGATATCGAGTATGACTGGTTAGCAGTCTTCTGCACCAGTGAATTCTGGGCGTTGCTTGATGATTTCATATAATGTTGCACGATCTGCACCAGCAACATATTCTTCACCAGTTATTTGAAATTTTCCGGCAGATAGTGGTTGTTTTTCATTATCTCTTGCTTCTTTAGATGCATATCCATAGATAGTGATTTCAGTGCCCTTTCCTTTGAAATCCTCTTGTACTGCGCCAATATTCCAATATTGAGCATATACTGGTGATTCTTCAGTACCGAATTCAGTATTAATATTAATTTGTAATGCCATTGTATTTTCCTATTTGTTGTTAATTATTCTTTCAATATTATTTATTTTAGATTTTAGAATTGCTATATCATTATTTTGTTTAGCATCATCATCTTTTGCATGAAGTACACTTCTAGCTAAAAACTGTAATAATGATTCATCCTCAGTATCTGTTTCTGGATAGTGTTTTTTCGCATCACTTTTTAACTGTGCTAGATAGTTTGATGTCTCTATTAATTCACTAATCTTCATACAGGATTCCTTCCAATCCACATCCAAATTTTGACAATACGTAATAAATGTAGTATAATATTTTCATAGTACTATTTATAAATAATGGTGTAGATCGCGGAATTGGCGTTCCCATCTACTTTAATACTGAAAAGGAGTATCAACATGGATATTTATTCCATTTATAAAATTACAAATACAATTAATGAGAAAATTTATATAGGTTTTACAAATAACTTTGAAAGAAGGATCGTAGAACATACTAGAAACTCAAGAAAACTAAATTCGCATTTATACTATGCTATTAAAAAGTATGGCATCGATAAATTTACCTTTGAAATAATATATCAATCGTTAGAAGGGGATTATTTAAAAAATGCAATGGAGACATATTTTATCAATTTATATGATAGTTACCATTCTGGATACAATATGACCCTCGGTGGGGATGGTACATTAGGAAGATTATGGACCGATAAGCAAAAACAAATGATTAGTATACGAAATAAAGGTCAACTATCAAATAATAAGGGAAAAACATATATTGAATTATATGGGGAAGAAAAAGCATTAGAAAAAATCAATAAATTAAAAAAGACATGGATTTATAAAGAATCATTAAAACCGATGAAGATTATTCACAAAACATCTAGGTTAGGGAGAAGTTATAATGAAATATTCGGTGAAGAAAAGGCTAAAGAAATATCTGAGAAAAAACGTATAAAAATGTTAGGTGATAAAAATCATAGATATGGAAAACCTGGTGCTTTTACGGGTAAGAAACATTCTCCGGAAACGATTGCATTGCGTAAAGGAAAGACCTTCGATGAAATATACGGGGTAGAACGAGCAAAAGAGCTCAAGGAAAAACTGAGTGAAGCTAACACTGGTGAAAATAACCCAATGTATGGAAAAGTAGGGGCCATGGCCGGTAGAACACATACCGAAGAATCTAAATTGAAAATGAGTTTGTCAAGAAAGGGCAAAAAACTAACACCACAGGAAATATTGATTTGTCCGTATTGTGGTAATGCCAGCAATGCATCGAACGCAAAACGCTGGCATTTTGATAATTGTAAATATAAACCTGGTTAGTTAGCGTTGCCTTTGCATGCAGCTCTTTTCGCTTCGGTTAATGCTTTATAATCAACAGGCCATAAATAATTTAATGGTAATTCAACCGCATTCGCTGGGTATGCAAATTGGACTCCTGATAATTGTTGGATTTGATCAATTGGCGCTCTAACTTTTGTCAAGTCATTTCCTTGATTTCCGACATGTGGTATTAGAAATCCAGCAACTTCATTAGTTGTTGTGTCAATTACTATTTTATAAAATGCATGAGGAACGACTATTTGGTTTAAACCAATAGTTTTATCACCTGGTCCATATAATGGACCAGAATAAATTACATATGGATGATTTCTCTGTGTTACCCATCCACGAATATTAGTTTCGGTCAATTTAATTATTCCTCTATTAGTTCCTGGTAATTGAGCCACCATATTAGTTAATAAGAAACTTTCTTTTTCTGTTTGATCGAACCTTGATTGATCTGCATTGGGTACTACGTGACCAATATCATAGCCGCTGCCTTTAAAATCGATTAGCTCTGCCCTACTACCTTTTGGTAAGCTTTGATCGGGGGCAAAGCCATTAGAACGTGGAACACATCCTAACGCATATTCAGGATATAATGTATAAGAAACCCAAACTGGTAATTTTGCAGTAGTATCGTTTAATGTAACATAACCAGCACGACATATTGCTACACCTTGTTTAGAAGTTTGTGGAAAGCCATACGGTGATTGTACTTGACATTTTTCAATTGGATATGGGGCAACTTGTTCCCAAGCATGCACCATTCCTGATGACATTAATAAGATTAATGCAAATAATTTTTTCATTTATAATACTCCGTTTTTATACTAATTTATCGGTTAATGGCCCAGATGGGTGTTGTTGCAACTGTGTTTTTAGTTGTTCATCCAATTCAGCAATTAATTTTGCAACATTTTTATATGGCTGATCGGTTAATGCTGCAAATATTAAATTTACTTGGTTTACATCAAGGGTTACTGTTACTAGTGTTTTATCCATTTTTAATCCTTTGTTTTAAATTTTTATTTATGGAGTTACACAAAATGATCAGAAATTTCTGGAGTTACCCATGGCATAGCTGTATCTATAACTGGATTAATCTTATCGATAATTTGCTTTAAAATTTGTTCATTAACATGTTCTTCGTAATGTCCAACGACGGTGGATTTAATCCAATCTAGTACATTTTCTTCAGTTAATCCTGAAAATGGAATAAAAGGACCTGAGTTATCAGTAGAATCTGCGGTAAATGGAGTAGCACCATTAAAGATGCCTTCATTACCATTTTCATCAGTGCCAATTTTTTTCCAATAGGCTTGTACTACTACATTTGCAGTAGATCCAATTGTAGTAGTTTTTAAACTGGTTACTTCCCATGTATATGTAATTGTCATAATTTATCCTTTTAATTTCAATTGTTCAATATCTTTATCTAATTTATCGATATGCAGTTGTTGTTCTTTAATTGCTTCTATTAATACAGTGCAATCAGTCAAGTCAATTGGTGTGTTTTTGATTTTTCCACGAGAACGTAAATGTCCAAGTATCGCCTCGTTTTACGGGTGGTAAAATATTATTTCTCATTAGGACTACCTTATTTTTGTAATTCTAATATTTATCTTTTTACATTATTTGAACCAGCCTATTTTCTTACCAGATGATTCTCTTTCATAATATTCATTAAGACTTCCAGGAAATCTCCAAGCCCATATTGAGACTAATATCATAAAACCACCAGAATATGCGATTGTGGTAGAATTGTGTGTAGTAAACCATAAAATAACTAATGAACTAGACATGACAGCTAACATCATGTATTTCATTTTTGTTGGAAACACTTTATTATTGACCCAATTACTTAAAAACGGACCAAAAAATTTGTGATTATATAACCATTTATGCATAGCTGGACTACTTTTGCTAAAACATATAGCAGAACCGACAATAAATGGACTGAATGGCAATCCTGGGGTTATAATACCGAGATACCCAATACCTAGTAATATGAATCCAGATATTTTCCATAACCAATTTTTCATTATATATCCTTATGATAATATGCTTTGTGAAAATTCTTCTGCAGCTTTTTCTAATGCTTTATTCCATTGTACTTTGGTGTCATGATTAAACACTAAATCTGTGTCGCTATTGGTAAAACACCAACTAGTGTTCTTATCTTCTGGTTCAATGCCATTAATTTCTTTATGTAGTTTACCAGGTGGCCATCCACAAATTCCAAAAAATAACCTCCACTTTTTTGGTAAGTCATTATTAGAAAATCGTCGCATGATTTCTTTTGATGAGCTTAATGAGAAGTTTTCATTAAGCCGAAGTGTATTATCGCAACTCCATTCATTAGAATGAATTAAACTAATACTATTCGGATTGACTGGACCACCTATATAGACATATCCTGGTATATCAAAATCTAAATCAAGTTGATCACCTAATTCATTTATAGTATAGTTACTTCGTTTATTAAGAACTATACCAATACTTCCTTGATTATGATGTTCAACAATCATTGCGACTGTTTTATACCAGAAATTGCCTTTTACTGATGGCGGGGATATAATTAAATTACCTATTAAATTCATAAAGTTATTTAACTATACAAACCTTGATACAGATTTTTTTACATCTCCCACAGTGATTGTTCCATCTTTATTTCTATCTAATCCTGCATTTTGGTTATAAACTTTGTTTCCGCGTGAACTGATTACATAATTATCAGGTTGTCCTGCAGCGGCTGGATAAAATGTTGCCACATACATATCACCGGCATCGGACCCAGGTTTAAGTTTAACACTTTTGTAATATAAGTAAACATAATCTAGTTGTTCAACAGCTGACATTTTAGCTAATGCATCGGTAGTAGTTCCAAGTCTTCTAGCAGTATCTGGCATGAATTGAATAAGGCCAGTTGCGTTAGATGTTGAATTAACTCTTGATGGATCAACACCTGATTCTTGCTTCATAATAGCAAGCAAATCATTAGCTCTAACACCTAACTTATTTGCAACCTTTTCTAATTTTCTGTTAAAATCTGGGTCTTGAATAGTTGCTATATCAGCAGTCGATGATCCAGCACCAGCCGAATCGGTAGAAGTAGTACCAGTAATATTATCTAATGCACCGAGTGGATTAGATAACATACTAATAATATTACCTGCAGATGATATCGCGCTACCCGCATCAAATTCTGTTAATTTTGAAAATTCACGAAATCGCATTAGTTACCTTTCCATTAGTAATACATTTACAATTATCAAAATGCCATCTTTTCATAAGAGAAACGCCGCCAGATTTGTCACAATGTGGGCATTTCACAACCAATTGCGGTATATTTTTCTTAACATCACTGAGAAGTTTTCTATGGTCGGGTGTTAATGGTATTCCTTTTCTAGTGAGTAATAGTCGGGCTTTATGCTCTTCAGACATCGGTTTATTAGAATTTGCAATTCCTATTTTTCGCTTATGTTCATCAGTTAAGATTCTACCTTTTGCGGCAACACTTAACTTTTGCCTAGCTTCGGCAGTCATGGTAGTGCCTTGACGGGCTACTTGAAGTTCCCTCGCGATTTTTAATTGTTGCCTGGTTTCTTCAGAATGGGTCTTTCCATAAAATGGATTATTATCACCACTGAATATAGTTGATGCTAACTTCGCCTTCTCTATTTTTATAGAATTATACGTATGAGACGTACCAATATACCGTTGTGATTGACTGCTATGCATCATCCTAAATATGGCAGAAAGCATTTTGTATCTAAAACTACCGGTAGTCATTTTTGGCAATAATCTATGACATACAAAATGTTCACGTGCATTAAGTATTACTATATTAGTATGACTATTATCACCACCTAAACTTTTAGGGATTATATGATGTTTTTCAGAATACCCATCTATACATTTTCTTAATTTTGCATTTTCAACAATCGAGAAATACATTTTGGTATACTTATTATTCAAAAATTCCATAAATAATTCCTAATTTCCTTTCCATTTGGGCAACGGGCCTCCGTAGTCAGCCGAACGCACATATTTACCATCAATTGATTGAACTTTCTTACCAATTCTAAATTTTCGTTTTGTATTTCTTTTACGTAAGCCCTGTGCTTGACATGATGATAATTGGCTTGCACCTAATTCACCATCAGTTTTTTTAGAAAGACACAGCTTTTTAGGAGCCTTTCCAGCTTCATCAATTTCGAATTCTTCATCCACACTATATTGCGTTTCTGGTTTGTGACCACGTGGACCAACTTGGTCTTCGCGAGATCCAGGTCGTGCAGGGCGTTTTTTTCCTACTCCAAAATTATCTTCATTTAAAAATTCACTTGCTCTCATGTTACTTCCTCTGTCAAGTATTTATCACAATCCACGATCAATCCATTCGTAAACTGATAACCATTTACGTTTTCCGATAGTTGATTTCAATAAGGTTAAGTCGGCTTTTGTATTATATTGTTCAGTTGGTTTTGGTGAGGCAAATTCAATTTGTACCCCTTCTTGAATTGCAATTTCTTCCGCTAAATCTAAATAACTGTGTGATAGTCCAGAGCCAACATTCCAGATGCCTGAACCATTGATAGTTTTAATGAAATCAATATGTAATTTGCATACGTCTCCGACCCAAACCCAATCACGTTTGATGCGATCAGCATTTGCCCAAATAGTGATCTTTCCTTCATTTTTGGCCTCTTCTCGCCACTTACATAAGATATCAGCTCGTTCTCCTTTGGTATGCATATATTTTCCATACACGTTGAAGTATCGAAATCCTTGAACATAGATGTTATGCTCTTGCTGCAATACCCATCTATCAAATAAGTATTTCGACCACGCATATGGGGTTTCTGGATGACAAGGAGCAAATTCCGAAAAATTCTTATTATTTCCATAAACAGCGCTGGAACTGGCATATTGCATATGCACTTTATTCTTATTGCATTCAGTAAAAAGCCATTGACTGAACTCATAGTTCTTATGTATAATCGTATCAACGTCAGCATCACTGGTATCTGTAACAGCACCCAGATGTATGACCCATTTATATTTTTTTACATCAGGTAAATTATTAGGATCCCATTCCCATGTCTCGATTTCCCAGAATTCTTCTTGGGATAGCCATTCGAGCATATTACGTCCAACAAATCCGTTGGCACCGGTGACTAGTATTCTCATTTGTATGCCTCTGTAATTATTTATTGACATCCACCATAAGAAGGAGTATAATTCATACATGAATATAGCGATATCAAAGTTAGACAAGCGATACACCGGTCATCAATACTTCAAATACAGCATGGTTTTCAGATGGCAACCTTCTTGGCAACAAGGTGATCGAACAGCAAAATTCTGTGAAATGCGTCAATGGTGTTGGGAAACATTTGGTCCTAGTTGCTCATTAAATGAATTCATGGAGTTAATGATTCATAACAAGCCAATAGTCAATGAAAGATGGTGTTGGACTAGTCCATATGAGGGAACTCCTGCTAGAATACTTATAAAAAGTGAAGAAGATAAGAACTGGTTTGCATTACGGTGGGGCTGATGAAAAAACAATATAAGATAAGTACTGAATTTTTTTCAGCAAACGTGCATCCATATGCAGTTTATTTAGGAGATTGTTTTTATGATGAATATCCTGAAATAATTGAATGGGCATCACAACAATTTGGTGGTGATGGTTGGTGTGAGACCCAAAATGAGAGATGGTCATATACATTTTCATATATATGGTTCGCAAATGAGATTGATAGGAATTGGTTTTTATTAAAATGGAGTTAACATGAGAATTAAAAAAATGCCGTTTGAGCACAATAGTTTCATATTGAGTACTAATAATGGTGATAAGGGTTTGAGTACATTAGAATGGAATCAAGTAGCAGAATGGCTTGCTGACAGAAAAATGAAATATAATATGCAAGGTGGAATTCTTACGTTATATCGAGAAATAGATTGCACTTTGTTCACATTAAGATGGATATCAGAATAATTATTAAAATCCAAGGAGTGGATTATGAAAGAGTTATCAAAACAATCAATTTTGTCAATGATACGCAGAGTACAACCAGAATTGATTGCACAAAATATCGTGGGGGTTCAACCAATGACAAGCCAAGCTGGTCAGATATTTTCATTGAGAACGCGATATGATACAAGACCATTGCGTCAAGGCGATGATTATACTGATTACCAAGATTATGTATATTGGGTTAGTCCAAGTAGTAAGATCCATGTTCAAGACTGCGTTAAATGGTGTGAAGAAGTATTCGGAGAAATTCTAGGTGATCGGTGGAAATTAGTACCTGATGATCGATTTATTTTCCGAAATGCAGCTGACAGAAATTGGTTTATTATAAGATGGGGTGCTTGATGAAAAAATTATCGCTTACTAGGGATGTCGCTGTTCGTAAAGCCAGTAAATATTCGGTTGCACATTCGCCGATGGTTGAATTCACTGGCAATCTTGATCAGGTATTCTCTAAACAAATGGAACTAGTTTATAAGCATTTTGAACAAGAAAATAAATGTAAGATTAAGCCGTCATACGATGAGCCAAAATATGCAGAATTTGAGGACGATGCAAATTATACCTGGTTTTTACTGAGATGGTCATGAATAAAATAGCAGAAAAAACACTTAAAGAATTAGCTGATGACACTAAACAGTATGCAAAAGAGTTAGAAAAACAGCGAACCTTTAGAAATCGAATGATTGTGGTATTACGAGAAATACGGGATGATTATGCAAATAGTAACAGTAACTGGAGTATCACTTCGTTACTATCACATATTAAAGACACCTATGGGTTGAACATACCAATGCGTGAAGGTCAAGTTGATGTAGATGCGGCAGTAATAGTAAACGAACACAAATATTTTTTGTTCAAAATAAAATATGGAATATGAAAACAGTAGATTTAAATCAGTTTGATCGACCAATGGAAATTTTCACTTGGATGTGTACTCATTGGGGTCCACCTGGATTTAATGATCGATGGGATTTACGAGAATTAACATATCTTGACTTAACTAATGAGTCAGATTTAACTTTTTTATTATTAAAATGGAATCTTAAAAAACATGATACATGGAATACAAAGTAATAGCTCACATATATTGTGTCATTCAAATGGCAGTTCTTCAATAACATCCGGTTCATTACGAATACAAGATGGTCATTTAGAAGCATATACTGGTTATAGTTGGACACCAATAGCATCTGAGAATGGGATAGTTGGGTTAACGTCAAACGCTGAACAGGCGTTAGATTGGGCATGTAAAAAAATGATTGAAGAAAAAGAAGAACAAATTTTAATCGAAAAATATCCAGCATTAGCTAGTGCCAAAGGTCAATATGATATGATTAAGCAACTATGCAAAGCTGAAGAAGTGCTTGAAAAAAATAATGGGTGATAAATGGGATTTATAATTTTAGTACTGTTACAATTTAAACATTGGTACATTGATTTTGTTAATCAAACGAATATTGAAGTTATTAGCAAAGGACATTATGGTGAGTTACCTGGTATAATGCATAGTTTAAAACATGGCTTTGCCACTGGTCTGATTATTCTATTGATCAACCCATATCTTGCTGCATATATTGGTTTGTTGGATTTTATTCTTCATTATCATATTGATTGGACTAAACGAAACTTTGGTAATCAAGATATCCAGAATCCTAAATTTTGGCGAGATCTTGGACTTGATCAGATGGCGCATCAATTGTGTTATATTGGATATATAGGAATGGTTTTATGAGACGTTCAGTAGATATCAAACAACATGATTCTTGGACCAAAATTACCATCAATAGATCATTTTCTGTTGTAGTATACGATGACATGATTACATGGTGTCGTGAGCAAAATAGTGATTCATTTTTTTATGCTAACCAAGGCAAACCGGTGATCGATCCTAGCACTTTTGAAATTAAATTTTTGCGACATGAATTCTGGTTTGAAAGACCAGAAATGGCAAATTGGTTTAATTTACGTTGGAGTCATTCATGATCAAATTTAATTTACAAATAAAAAATCCTTTTTTCAAAAATAGTAATTTTGAGAATTTATGGTTCAAAAGCGGATCATTTAATCCACACAAGCATTGGGAATTACAACTGATGCATTATGATTGGAACTTGTTTGAACTTAACCTGGTCATTAGTTGGTTAGGTGAAGATCACGCAGGTCCAAAGTTAGAGATTGGTATTTTAGGATATCAATTTGCAATATCAGTCTATGATAGTAGACATTGGGATTATTTAAATAATACATGGGAAGTATATGACAACAGAGAAGAAAACGAGAACACCTAAACCACTAATTGAACACCGAGACATTTTGGGACGTTTGTTAAAGATTGGTGATGTTGTAGCAGTCAGTTTACACAATAATATGAAGATAGCAAGAGTCACCAAATTGAATCCCAAAATGGTTAAGGTACAATTGTTGAATGTGAAAACTAGTACATGGTATACTGGCTCTCACAATAAGTACCCTGAAGATTTAGTGATAGTTGATGGGCCATATGTTACAATGTACATTTTAAAAACCAGTGCGTAGAAAAATAACAAATTTAGATGATGTCCACTCATACGAGGCTAATCAACTTGTGGAGTGGCTAATTAAAAATGTAGGTCCAGAAGTATTGCAATTGTCCAGTACATGGCATCGTGCAGGATATAATTGGCAATTACATTTAGAATCTGTATTTGACGATGATACTGGGTATGTGATTAAAGAAGATATATATGTGCAATTTGATGCTAGAATAGTTAAAAGAGCGCAAATGACATGGTTTAAATTAAGGTGGATGGCATGAAACCTATATCAATTACAAAAGAACAATGGAAAAAGTTGTTGTTAGAATTACACAATGATTATCCTCCAAGTGTGCTAGCAATCAGAGAAAAAACAAAACGTGTACTGGGATTTACTCCGCGTGAACATACCGAATGGGTAGATAATCCTAAATATGCTGCGGAATATAAGAGTTACCTGGAAGCTGAACAGTCTTCATTCAGTTCATTATTTCTGTGTGAACCTCAAAGAAAAGAGGCAAAAAAGATGATCAAATTAGATTTTTATGATGAAGCTAAACGCACGTTTTTCTTGATTAAATACAGCGAGTTTTTAAAATGAGAGATTTAATACTAGAACGGATTGCTAACCACTGGGATGAATCCTTGGAAGAAATATTTGACATACAGGTTACTGAGGTGTATAATTTATCAGATGAAGAATTATTCAACCTTTACAACACAATCTTTGAATTAGGAATATAATATGAAAACGGTACAATGCGGCATTTTTAAACTTCCGGGTCTGTCATTTGATAAAGAGGAAATGACAGATGAACTACGAGATGAAATGATTGAATGGTCAATTAGTTCAAAATGTGGTATTTTTATGACTGATCGGCTTTGGAGTTTCAAAAATGAGGGACAGCGTGATTTTTTTATTTTGAGATGGAGTGACAAAATTCCTAAAAAAGCTTGATGAAATACACAATTCTATGTTCATGTCTATGTGATGACGGGTATGTTTGGTACGCCATTCATACCCTTGATTCAGATATATGGCGGTGGATACGCAATCAATCTACAGAAAAATGGGTTGATACTGCTGGTATATCATCATTTGACATCCGAGAAGATTTATTTACGATATTTGCGATACGATGGTCAGCTTAAATTGAGATTTTATGAAAAAGAGTATTAAATTAAACACGTCGCAATATGAGCGATTGATATCTCTACGGGATCATGAAAAGCCGTCATTGACAATGACTGCCTATGTTAAAGAACGGTTTAATGGACGTCTGAAGCATAGATACGATGATCGACTATTCAAACATTATGAAAGTAAAGGCATATCAGTAACATATCCATATAGCTATCGCGCATATGAATTTACAGTTATCTTTGATTATGATGATGAACGGTTTACTTGGTTTATGTTACACGTGTGATAATATGATTACTAAAGCGATATATGAACTGCCAGATAAAGCAAGACATTCAATTCAAGAATTTTATTACGCCAATGCTGATCTCCTCACTCACGAATATATGGAATTGTTTCACAAAACATTTAGATGCACTACTGAGGAAATTTCATTTGGTGAATGGACATTGACGTTTGAAGATGCAGATTATACATGGTTCATTTTGAAATGGGGCACATATGGTTAGACTTGAATTAGGACATCCTATGGTTTGGCGTGTAGTCAATCATTTTTATGTTGAATGCAAGGGATTGACTGATGAAGAATTTAATAAAAAATTTGAAAACACTTTTAGATGTGCTATCATTGAAATTGATGGGTTTTACGAAATCGAATTTACGGATGAAAATTATACATGGTTTGTATTGAAATGGGGATACCATGACCAATAAAATAATCAGACCAATTGTTGCTAGTAATAAGAAATTCAATATGTATGAGATTGAAACCGATAAGAATAATAACAAATGGTACTATTTACGCATATATTCAGCAGAAATACGTAGATGGGTTAAAACTTGTAATGTGTCATTATGGAAGAGGACCGAATGCATGACTATTGTTGATTATGCTATTAAAGAAGAACTATACACAATGTTTGTGTTGAAATGGGAAGCATAATGCATACCCATTATACCCTTTTACAAAAATCAAAGAATTTTACACTTTTGCATTGTTGTGTTAAAAATAAAGAGTATTGGGCGGTTTCATTAACACCAACTGCAAAGGTTTGGTTATCTGAAAAAGAAATAGCAGATATTAAAGAGTTTTTTATATGTAATTCGTTAGTTAATTCATTGGGTCCAATGTCATGGAAGGTAGAATTGGAAGAATCAGCTCGGGCAATGTATAATTGGGTTAATATAAAATGGTCTGGATATGATGAAAATTGAAACACAGCAACTTATAGAGTACCATGGATTACGAATTCGCAATTCACCCGGTGAAAAGTATGATTGGTGCGCCAAGAACTTTGGAAATCTTGGTACTAGATGGTTCATTAAAAATAATTATATCTATTTCAAAAATGAAGCAGATTTTTCATGGTATGTATTAATGTGGGGGGATAAATGAATGAAATAATGTGTGTACATGAGTTTATAATATCCAATCTTTCATACATGTACCCAGCCACTATGAACGGTCCAGATTATGACCCATATAACGAAATACTCGACAAATTCTATGAATCAGAAATTGGGCGATGGGTGAAACGACGAAGTAAATCAATTAGGGTTTTAGGAGTCGCCGATTATGCATTTGATTGCAACAGATACCAAGTAATGGCAGAATTATCGGAAACTGACAAAACTTGGTTTTTATTGAAATGGGGAAAGTAATGGGGATTATATGTTCACAGTAGTAGATAAGCATTATAACAGCTTAATGAATGATTATTGGTATCGTATAGATGTCCAGGATCATAAATTAATACACTGGATAGTAAAACAACCACAAAGACTATGGTATCATATTGAACATTCTAATCACGGGGTTTCATATACTATCAATGAAGAATTATATACCGTACTTCAACTTACATGGGGAGACCAATGAAACAACACAAATTAGTTTTACAAAGCCATTTAAACCATTACGGGTTTCTTTTTGGCGGCGAGATGTTAAAGTGGATCGATACCGTTGGATATGTTGCAGTCAATGTTGAATTTCCAGGACACGAATTTGTCACAGTTGGATTGAATCAGGTTGTATTTCATAAAAGTATGCCAGCGGGTTCTATCCTTGAATTTGACACAAAGTTGATAAAAAAAGGCACGACATCAGCGACTTTCAACATTGATGTATTCTGTTTAAACAGAAATAATGAATTAGTATTCACAACAGAAATCACATTTGTAGCAATTGATAAAGACGGTAATAAAACACCAATCAAGGACACACCATGACATTTATTCAAAAACATTTACATCACGGTTTTCTAATGCAAGCTTTTGGCTTCAAATCAGCAGCTGGTTATCCAGTTATTATCGATTATGAAAAATGCACCGATGACAAGATTGTTGGGTATGTGTGCTTTGACTGTTATAATATGCCTTTAGAATGGGATATTAACGGTAGACCATTAAAATTACCATTACATCAAGGTCTGGGATTAGTCCCAATTCGTAAAGTTGAAAGTTACGAAGTAATCCCAATTGAAGAACGAGTATAACGATTGAATTCCTCCTACCAATAAATAATGATAGGAGGAATATCATGACCGAAGATGAATTCAAAACCAAATACCCAGATCATGTCCATTGCATTTGGGTTGAACGAACCGAAGATGATTTAAAGTGGGTGGTTAAATTAGCTACTATTTTAAGACATATTGGGTGTAGAGTATTCAGGGAATATGCAATACAGAATAATCCTCAATTTCATATCTATTGGTTTATAGAACAAGATCACGCGAACAAGTTTAACGAACTCGTAGAGTATGTGAAAAATGAAAAAAATACGCGATAACATTGTAACCATACATTTTACATTCGCAAAAGAAATCATGATCTTTATCAGGGAATT